ATTGAAGTAGAAAGAGCGAATTACAATCATACTTTGTTCTTTAGAACGGATGATGCAATAATATCTAACAGAGGGGTTAATGCTTGCGAAAAGGAGTGATTTTGTGGTTGATTTAAAAACAGCATATGACATTGCAAAGGATTTCTTTTTGGAAAATAATTACTCAGGTGTTTTCGAAATAAGAGAAAGTAAAAATAATTGGTTGTTTGAGGGAAAATGTGACAGCGTACAATACGGAAGCTCAGAAGTATGTGTTCCAAAAAATGGAGATGAACCATATTTGTTTAGTATACGTATGAAGGATGGATTTGAAATGTGGAAAAATGCGAAAGAAGTTAACTATGATGCATAAATACAAAAATAAAAATTAATTATATTATTGCTCTTTGCTATAACTAAGTGTTATAATAGTAAGAGAGGTTATAATATGATTGAAAAGAAATGGATAGCCTGTCCAAAATGTAAGGGCAAAATGTTTATGATCAGGGAAGATACAAAGCTTGTAAACTTTCCCGGATATTGTAAGAAATGTAAAACTGAATCAGTAATATCAATAGAGCCAATGAGCCGAGTAGTTAAGTCAATGTGATTTATCTACCGGCTCTTTTATTTTTATTACCTTCCTTAATTTGCCCGGTTTTGCCATTCCGGGCAATATGGCAGATTAGTGTAGCGGCAGCACATCAGCTTCCTTTGCTGATAGGTGGGTTTCAATTACCCAGTCTGCAATCCCATACTGGAGAAAGTCCAGTTTAAATATATTTTAGGAGGAATTACATATTATGAAAAACATTGAACAGATTCTGGCTGATGCAGGAGTAACAATCACAGATGAACAGAAAGCTACTATCAACAAAGAAGTTAAAGAAAATTATAAAACTGTAAATGATTGGCAGAAACAGGTGGATGACAACAAACAGTTGCAGACAACCTTAACTGAGACTCAGGAAGCTCTAAAGAAGTTTGACGGAGTTGATATCGCTGCCAAGGACAAGCTCATCTTTGATTTACAGAATGATTTGAAAAATAAAGATGATGAATATCAGGCACAGATTGCTGATCGTGATTTTCAGGATATGTTAAAAGAAGCTATTGTCACTGCAAAAGGTAAAAATGCTAAAGCGATTAAAGCATTGTTGGATGTAGATAAGTTAAAAGCATCTAAGAACCAGAAAGAAGATGTTGCTGCAGCATTAAAAGATTTATCAGAAGCAGAAGACAGCAAAATGTTGTTTGGAGAAGCTGACCCGGAAGTAATCGGAAAAGGTGATCCAATTGGAATTGTAACAAAAGGTGGAAATGCATCAGAAGCAACAGCGAGTATGCGTTCTATCATGGGCTTACCACCATTAAATGAGAAATAGGAGGAAATGTAAATGGCAAATGCAATTGAATTATTTAAACAGTATATTGCTTTGTTGGATGAAATCTACAAATTAGAAGCGAAAACAAATGTCCTTGATGGTGCAAATGAGTTAGTACGTCAGGGTGCAAATGCAAATGAGTTAATTATCCCTAAAATTTCTATGGATGGTCTTGCAGATTACAGTAGAAGTTCCGGTTATGTGCATGGTTCTGTTGATTTCAATTTTGAAACAGTAAAATGTAACTTTGACCGTGGCCGTATGTTCACAGTAGATGTTATGGACAACATTGAAACAATGGGGATGGTATTCGGTAAGCTTTCCAGTGAGTTTGTAAGAACAAAGGTTATTCCGGAAATCGATGCTTTCCGTATGGCTAAATATGCATCTCTTGCAGATATCAGTACGGTAGATGCAGCGGACCTCACAACTGGTGAAGCTGTATTAAAAGCCTTAAGGGCTGCGACAACAAAAATGAACAATGATGAAGTTGTAGAAAACAACAGAATCTTATTTATCGAAACAGGTCTTAAAGGACTGATTGATGATATGGATACAACCAAATCCAAGAAAGTCCTTGATAAGTTCGGTAAGATTGTAGAAATGCCACAGAACAGATTCTACACAGCTATTAAACAGTTAACCGGTGGTGATGGAGAAACAGCCGGCGGTTATACAAGAGCAGAAGGTGCGAATAACATCAACTTCTTAGTTGTTGAAAAATCCGCAGCTATTCAGTTCGCAAAACGTGTAAACAGTAAGATTATCACTCCTGAACAGAATCAGGATGCAGATGCTTACAAATATGGTTACAGACAGGTAGCTATTGCAGATGCTTATGAAAATAAGCGTGCAGGTATCTACTTACATAAATCCACTGTAACATCCTAAGAATGAAAGGGGAGTTGTAAATGTCACATGTAACTTGGGAGTATTACAACTCCCTTTATCAAAATGTTGAGGAAGACAGCTTTGATAAAGCTGAGAAATTAGCAGAAAAAGAGGTTTGTGCTGTAATAGGACCTATTCGATGGGCCACTATTACAGCTGATACTTTTGGATTCGAGCAGTTAAAAGACTGTATTTGCAAAGTGATGAACAAAATGGCGGAAGATGATAAATCCGGCAAAGGAAAAGGGATTTCTTCTGTCAGTAATGATGGATATTCAGAAAGCTATGTGGTACAGACGGAGGAACAGCTCAGAAATGAGTTACAGACTTCTATCAAAGCATGGCTTTCCGGTACCGGACTGGTAGGTGCGTATTGATGTTTACAGATACCATAACACTTTATAACAAAATATCTGATTCTGAATGGAAAAGGACCGTTGTGGAAGGTGTGCAATGGTCTGATAAATCGGAAAAGCAGAATAACAGCGGAAAAATAAGTGTAGCAAAATATGTATCAATCACATTTCCGGAGCCTACATATGAAGGAGTAGTCTTACAACCGGGTAATGAAGAAGATTGTATTATTTACGGAGTAGTAGAGGATGTAATTACCGGAGAAATAGGAAGCAGAGTATCAGATTTGCTTAAGAAATATCCTAAATCCGGAAGAATAAAGTCAGTGAATGATAACAGTACTCGTGATTTACTCAAAAATATAAAGGTGGTGATTGCCTGATGGCTGATTTTTTTATACTAAAGGCAATACAGTTCAACCAGCAACAAGCCTTAAAGAAAAGAGGATTAGATGCTGGTGGAAGAGTGCAGCAGTATATTGATTCTAAGGTATTAGAGCATTGTGAACCGAAAGTTCCAAAGGATACAGGAGCTTTAATTGCTTCCGGAAAAATTCACACACAAATAGGAAGCGGTGAAGTGAAGTATCGAACGGTGTATGCCAGACGTTGGTATTATATGCCTGCAAAGTTTCAGCAAGCACCGGAAAGAGGTAATTATTGGTTTGAAAGAATGAAACAGCAGCATAAGCAACACATTCTTGATGGAGCAAAGAAAATTGCGAATACTCTAACAGGAGAATAGAAATGACTATTTCAAAGTATATTGTGGAATTTCTCAACAAGTTTGAGAACATAAGCATTGAAACAAATCATATGCCGGAAGGTTCTGATAGGAACGGACTTTTTAAATCACCGAGTAGAGATAAGTTGGAATACAACGATGGAAGTTGCAAGATTACAGAGTATTATCAGTTATTTGCAAGGCAGTCTTCTATATCTGATGCTGAAAGAAAAGAATCAGATGAATGGCTGGAGGACCTTACTTACTGGATTGATGATTACGAAATAATGTATGAATATCCGGAGATTGATGGAAAAAGAAAGGTACTAGATATTTCTGTAACAGGTGTTCCGACACCATTGGAACACGAAAACGATGATATTGTTTATCAACTATCATTATCTATTACCTACGAAAGGGAAAGAGAGGAAATATAGTGGGAGAGTTAACAAGATTAAAAAAACATAGAACAATTCCATTTTTAAATACAAAAACAGTGGATGCACCTGCATGGGCAAGAATTGGTAAATCCACAGTATTTGATATGGTATTGAATGCTCAGACAGAAGACAATGATTTTATTGAAGATGAAATGCCTACAACAGAAATCATTAACTATAAACCGGAACTTGCACAGGAATTACAGTGTAATAAAGGAGATGCAGCATTTGATTTTCTTTATGATATGTTCTTTAATCTTCCAACAGGTGAAGATGTTAAGAAAAATCTGTTGATTGTATTTGATGGAAATACAGGAACAGAAGAAGCACCGGTGTTTAAAGCATGGAATACTACATCTACTCTGATTCTGGATCATTTTGATTCCGTAGCGGAGAAGATTTATTTCAAGTTCAACATTAACAAAATTGAAAGAGGAACATGCACTGTAACAGATGGCACACCTACTTTCACAAAAACAGCGTAAGGAGAATGAAGAATGGTACATACAGTAATCGTAAATGGCAGAAGTTACGATCTGCCAAAGAAAACAATTAGTATTGCAAGTAAATTGGATGAGGTATTAAAGACAGATGCTATTCGCGGTTTATCTGTAAGACAGAAATATGAAAAGCTTCATGAGTTTACCAAAGATGTGTTAGGAGAAGAAAAAGCAAAAGAGGTTCTTGGAACTGATAACCTCGATGAGATTGATTTATCAGAGTTAACAATTACAGTTAGAAAGATTGTGGATGCTTATGAAAAACCAATTACAGATTATCAGATGGAAAAGAACAGAGAAAAGCTGGCTGGATTGCCAATTAAACAGATTGAATCCATTACAAAGGCTGCAGGAGTAGCAGCAAATATGGAGATGTTAAATAAAGCATGATTGATTTAACCAAAAAGGGATTGCCGAATGTCGTTTCGATTAACGGCAGTCCTTATTCTATCTATACAGATTTTCGCTTGTGGATGAGGTTTGAAATCGAAGTAAGCAGATTGAAACAGGGAGAAAACTTGGATGTGTCGTATCTGTTTAAGAATGAAATGCCGAATTATTGTGATTTGAGGGAATTATTTGCCTTTAGCAGACCGATATCAGAACTTCCAAGACAGATGCGACATTCAGATGTGATTGCTTTGGATTATGAGATAGATTCTGATTATATCTACAGTGCTTTTTTAGGACAATATGGCATTGATTTAGTGGAAATTGAAGAATTGCACTGGCATAAGTTTTTAGCACTTTTAAAAGGCTTAAAAGAAGATGAAATGATATCCAAAATCATGACATATCGGTGTTATGAAAAGACAGATGATAAGAAGAATATCTATGAAGAATTAAGATATGCATGGCAGATAGAACGTATCAGCGAAGAGGAACAGGCGGAAATAGATAAGTTTAGCAGCATTTTTGACTAAGGGGGATTTTGTGAAGGTCTGATGGAAGATTAATTTTTGAGACAAAACTGGATAATAGTGGATTTCAGTCCGGATTAAATGCTCTTGGTAAGATTGGAACCACGGGATTAAAGGTATATGCGGCAGGAACCACAGCGGCGGTCACGGGGCTTACAGCACTTGGAACAGCCGCGGTCAATACTTATGCAGATTATGAGCAGTTAGTCGGTGGTGTTGAGACCTTGTTCGGAGCTGGTGGGCAAACAATTGCCGAATATGCAGAAAATGCAGGTAAAAAGCAATATGAGGTATATAAAGAGTACAAAGCTCTTATGGATGCTCAGACAGAAGTTTTAGATAATGCTTCAGAAGCCTATGAAACTGCAGGAATGTCTGCCAATGAGTATATGGAAACTGTTACTGGTATTGCGGCCGCATTGAAACAGAGCACAGCGAGTGAATTGGAAGCAGCCGAGGCAGCAGATCAGGCTATTATTGATATGGCTGATAATGCAAATAAGATGGGTTCAAGTATGGAATCTATCCAGAATGCTTATCAGGGATTTGCAAAGCAGAATTATACCATGCTTGACAATCTTAAACTTGGTTATGGGGGAACAAAGGAAGAAATGGAACGTCTTCTGGAAGATGCTACTGCCATATCAGGTATTGAGTATGACTTAGATAGTTTAAGTGATGTATATGAAGCTATTCATGTTATTCAAACGGAGTTAGGTATTACAGGTACTACAGCAAAAGAAGCAAGTACAACTATTTCGGGTAGTGCAAACGCCATGAAAGCAGCTTGGGAAAACTTTCTTGTTGGTGTGGCAGATGACACGCAGGATTTTGATGCTTTAGTAGATAGTTTTGTAAATTCTGCAGTCACTTTTGCTGGTAATGTACTTCCAAGGATAGGAACGGCAATTCAGGGCAGTTTTAATTTAGTTACACAGCTTGTACCGATAATTGCAGAGCAATTACCTGGATTAGTGGAAGGACTAGTACCACAGCTTTTAGAATCCGGAATAGGTATTGTTACGTGGTTAGTTGAGGGTATACAGGAATATGTACCGGTACTGGAAGAAAAAGGATATGAACTTTTACAAAATCTTGTAGATGGATTTGCAGAAGGTATTCCTACATATTTACCTTTAGCATTAGATTTTATACAGCAAATCGGTGATTCACTGGCAGAAAAAGCACCTATTTTTATCGAAAAAGGATTTGAATTACTAGGAATGTTGGCAGATGGGATTGTATCAGCACTTCCCATTTTGATAGAAAAAGTTCCTACGATTATTTCTACATTTGCCAATATTATCAACGACAATTTTCATACTATTTTGCTCAAAGGCGCAGAAATTATAGGAAAATTGGTGATGGGACTGATTTCAGCCATTCCAACTATCATATCTAATATCCCGCAGATTATAGCAGCGATAGTGGATACTATTATGGCTTTTCAATGGCTAAATCTCGGGAAAAATGTAATCGAATTTTTCGCAAATGGATTTTCGAATATGAAAGGATTGGTAAAAAATGCTGCGAATTCAATTCATAATTCTATAAAAACAACGTTTCAGAATCTCCCAGAGATTTTATCTAATTTAGGGAAAAGTGCAATGCACAATTTGGGTTCTACAATTAGTGGATTGAAGTCATATATTATGAAAAATGCTTTAAAGATTGTAAGTACTATTGAAAGTACCATGCTGAAACTTCCGGGGAAAATGATAAGTATTGGAAAAAATGTTGTAAAAAATTGTGGGAAGGAATCACAAGTATGACTGCTTGGATTGCAGATAAAGTCAGTGGATTTATTTCAGGACTTTTTGGATCTGATGATGAAGGAAACAGTGTAACTGCTGTTAGTTCTGAAAAGGTAGTTAAGAAAGCTGTTGCTGGATATAACAGTAAATCTAATGAATATGCGACTTCTTCTTATGGAGCAGGAAATATTAAAGCTACTTTAGGAAGCATGAATGCAGACACCCATTATGCAAGACAGGAAGAACACTTTGCGAATCTGGCAAGTGTAACTAAAGTCTATCTGGAAGGAGATGCAAAAGGAGTGTTTAAAATAGTAAGACAGGAAAACAGTGTATTTAAAAAAGCAACCGGCCAGAGTGCTTTTGCATAGGAGATATTATGTTAGTAAAAATCGGGGAAGTAGATATTTCAGAATATATTATTAGTGATTCCTATTCAGTAAATGAACAGGATGTAACAAATTCGTGGGTAGACGCTAATAGAGTTACCCATCAGGATGTTGTCAGGCAGAGGATAAGCGGTGATTTTAAGCTGAAATTTAATAAGGAAAGTGATTATGCAGACTTTTGCCAGCTTATTAAAGAGAAAAGGACTTCGGATCATCGTCTGCCAATGACATTATATGTTGTGAATCTGAATGAAGAAAAAGAGATAACCGCTTTTTATTCTTTCTTGCCTGCTTTA